ATGAGAGAAGATGGGATTTTGACTTTAACCCTGGAGAGATAAAGGGATTATTAGGCAAAGGTAATAAGTTATCAGGAGACTTGATGAGCTCAATTTTATTAAGAAAATTGGCAAGTTCTGTTACTAATCCAATGACGATAAAAGGTACTGTCCCTAAGAATATAGTTGATGAAGTTACTACAGAGCTGTATGAAAAAATGGGAGGCTATTAAAGTTCGAGGTTAATGGCATCTAATGTATACTATCAATATCAAGCATAAAGGTGATAACGAATCTACTAGCTATATCGTATATCGTGCTGAAGAAGCTAGAAAGGAAAATATTGAATTTAAATATTGGAAAGATGCTGAAGCGGGAGAATATGCCTTATCGGACGATAATTATGTGGCTAAGGTTATTAGCAGACGTGAGTATGATGGTAATCGTGGTTTTTCTAACATCTATATGCGTTTTCCTTGGGGTTACACGTTTTTTACTCCAAAGTATCCATCCAAAAAGCTTAATGTTAAAGGTAGAAAGACTAATACTACGTTTACAGGGAAAAGCTACATAGAAGTACAATCTGGTCAAGATAAAATGAAGAATCTTGCCAGTATGTTTGCGTTGAAACCAGATTACGACCTTGCTATAGAATGGGCCATGGGTGCAGTAACTGATAGTGAGAGACGTAAATGGAAAAGAACAATGAAATCGGAGGTATTCAAAACTATGGTTAGAGAGGAAAGGCAAAAACTATTGCAAGACCATGAGCTTACAGAGGATTATACCTTTGAACTTATGAAAGAAACGATTAATCTAGCTAAAGAAAAGAAAGATGTTTCTAATCTCATGAGAGCTGTAGAGAATTTACAAGACTTACATGGTATGAAAGACAAAGATATGGTTAAAACTGTAGATAAGCTAGAGGTAGGTAGTGCTACAAGGCTAATAGATGAGTTAAGAGAAGAAGAACAGAATCTAATAGCTACTAGAACTACTATAGAGCCTAAAGAGGAGGATGATGAAAAGCGAGAAGGAAGCTAAACAATCTAATGATTTAGAAGCTAGGCTTCAAAGATTAGAGGAGAACTCTCATCCACCAGTAGAATGGGAGAAGAAGATAGAAAGAATTAGGCAAGAACTTGATTTATTATATAAAAAATTAGCGAGGTATGGTATATGATGCCACCATTTATGCAAATAGGTATATCTATTGGAATATTTCTTGTATCAGAAGCGCTTAATTGCGCTTTTCCATATTATTCAGAAAATATATGGTCAGAGAAGTCAAATGGTATTTACCATGAAAATATAGGTTGTTTTTGTTCCTGGGAAAAAGAAGATTTTGTTTATAATGCAGATACCGGCAAGTGGGACCTAGCTCCAGATGCTAGCAGAAAAAGAGGTAAAAAAGGTAAGGGACGTAGAAGAGGCGGCAATGGCCTCAGATAACAAAGGAGCTCGTAGCTATAGAGGTGAAGTAATAGGTGATTCTATGTCTATTACTATCAACTTCAAATGGTTATTGCAAATTATAGCAGCAACAGCTATGGTAGTATGGGCATTTTGGAGAATGGAAAGTCGTATTGTAGACCTTGAGAGAAATATGGTCTTAGCATTAGAAGAGATAGAGCTACACGAACAAGAACGCAAAGCTGCAGAAGAGCAGCATATAAAAGAAATGCAAGAGCAAATGGATTGGTATCAGCAAGAATTAAATTTAAATCCTTTTAGTTGGGGTAAGAAAAAGAAATAATGGATTACGAAGAACAATATGAAAGAAAGAAGGTTTATGAGAAACTTTATAAGAATATGGCTCTATTTGGACGAATTTGTTTCCCTACTGCTCTTCGGAAAGAGATACCCCCTTTTCACCACGACATTTATAAGAACTTGGCTAACCCTGACGTTACTAGGGCTGCTATTGCTGCTCCAAGGGGCACTGCAAAGTCTACAACAACTAGTTTAATATATCCGCTCTGGAAGGCTGCATTCAAGCGGAGTGATGAAGACCTTTTTATGGTCATTATCTCTGAATCTCAAGCGCAATCAATCAACTTCCTTTCTAGAATCAAGTTTCATCTAAATCACTCTGAAAAATATAGGGAACTCTTTGGAGATTTAGGAGCGGGGACTGCGAAGCGTTGGACCAATACAGACATAGTACTAGGTAATGGTACGAGAATTGTCGCTGTTGGTACAGGACAGCGTGTTCGTGGATTTATTGAAGGTGACACTAGACCAAATTTGATTATAGTTGATGATTTTGAATCTGAACTTAACGCATTTACTATAGAAGCAAGAGTTAAGAATCGTAGGTGGATGACTGAAGCTGTTATTCCGTCCTTATCCGATGATGGCAAAATAGTAATGATAGGTACAGTTATTTCTGAAGATTGCTTTCTTTATTGGGTGAAGGAAAGCTCCGCTTGGAATGTGCTTTGGTATGCTATTACAGATGAAGATGGGCAACCAATCTGGCCTGAAAGATTTCCAGAAGAACGAATAAAACAAATTGAAGAAGAATATCGTTCTGTAGGAAACATTAATGGGTTCTATCAGGAATATATGAATATTGCTCAAAGTCCTGATAGTGCCCCTTTTAAGCCAGAATGGATGAAACTACATCATTATGACTATGAAATTAAACAAGGACAATCTTGTCTTATTAGAACAGTAGGCGAAGAAGAGAAAATTATACCCATTGAAGTATATGGAGGAGTAGACCCTGCATCAAGCTTGTCAATGAGAGCAGATTATTTTGTAATAGCTATGATTGGAATTGATGCAGAAGGAAATCATTATTGCGTAGATATATTCAGAGATAGAGTATCTCCTGAAAAACAGCCTGCAAAAATAATTGAAATGTTTAAAAAATACAAACCAAGAAGAATTAAGATAGAAACAGTTGGCTACCAAGAGGCTCTTAGAACTGCAGTTAGGGAGATTATGAGAGAGGAAGACTTGTTTATACCGGGTCTTGAGAAAGGCGTTAAACCCAGAACACGTAAAAGCGAAAGGTTGCTCTCCTTGGTTCCTATGTTCGCTAAAGGTTCATTTTATTGGCGTCCTCAAGACCTTGAGCCTCAAAAAGAATTTATGGCATATCCAAAAGGTAAGCATGATGATGTAATGGATGCGATATGGACAGCATTAGATGGAGCAAAGCCTTGTAGAAGAAAAGAATGGGTAGAAAATACAGATGATAGAACAATAAAGAAAAAAATCCTTGACTGGATGACACTTTAAGTCGTAAATTATCCCTATGTCAGACCGCCCAAAAATTGACCCTAACCAAGAACCAGAAAAATTTATCGATGAGACCCGAAATCTTTTTGATGTCTATTCTAAAGAAAGAGATACTTGGGCAAAACACGCAAAAGAAGATAAAGAGTTTAGATTAGGTCGTCAATGGACTAAAGACCAAGAAGAAGTTTTATTAGCAAGGGGCCAAGCTCCTATAGTTGTTAATCGTATACATCCAGCAGTTGAAGCTGCTAAATCTATGCTTACTGCCAATAGACCTTCATTTAGATGTGCTCCAAGGGAAGATTCTGACAATAAAGTAGCACAAATACTTTCTAATTTATTAGCTTATATGTATGACATCTCTGATGGTAATACTATTGTTAGACAAGTAGTAGATGATTATTATACAATGGGCATTGGTTATATTAATGTATATCAGGACCCTTCTAAAGACATGGGCAAAGGAGAGGTTTGTTTTCACGATATAGACCCAATGGATGTATATGTAGACCCTAACTCTAGAAGTAAATTTTTCGATGATGCTGAAAATATTATAGTATCTAGAATGTTTACTAAAGAACAAGCTGTTAAAATGTATCCTATGTATGAGAAGGCTATTAGAAATGCTAATAGCGACCAAAGATGGGATGAAGTTGTAACCTCTAGAGCAAATAATGATTTTGCAGCAACTTTTCCAGAAGATGTAAAGGAAGTTAGTGACCAAGAATATGTTAGGGGTTATGAGCGATATTATAAAGTTATGGTTGATAGATATCGTGTATATGAAGTTTTTTCTGATAAAGAAGATTTATTAGATGATACAAAATTTAAAATGTATATGGACCAACCTGCTTGGTTATTAAACGGCAAGCAAGTATTAACTGATGAAAATCAGGTCCAACAAATTGTTCAACAAATGACAATGCAAATGCAGCAACAAAGAGCAGAGGCTGCAAATCAGGCTACAGCTATGGGTAAAGACCCGAACACTATTTTGAAACAACCTTTGCCTGAAATACCTGTTGAACAAGTGACATTTGCGCAATTAGTTGAAATGGGAATGATAGAAGTTGTAGAGGTTTCAGTCCAACGAGTAAAAATGTGCATTATTATGGGCGATAAGTACTTATACTCAAGATTGTTACCTATAGAAAATTATCCTATAGTTCCTTTTACTAATATACATACCAGAACACCATATCCAACATCTGACGTAAGAATGTCCTTCTTCTCT